ATCGACCATGCTGAAGGTGAAGGACGGCATTCACCCAACGGCGCATTACCAGATTGTCAGCTATGACGCTGCGCGCAATCCGGCGATCATGCGGGCGATCTCGAAATACCAATGGGACGTGCTGATTTGCGACGAAGCGCACAAGATGAAGAACATCAACGCGCTCACGACGCGCGCGATCATCGGCAACAACCGCGGCGACTATCACCACGGCGAGCACAAGATGAAGGCGATTGCTCACTACTGCCGCGAGCATTTGGCTTTGACCGGCACGCTCTTGCTCAATCGGCCGAGCGAAGCTTATGTGCTTTTCCGGTTTTTCGATTGGGAAGCCATCGACTTCATGAGCGAAGAAAAATTCAAGGAGCGCTACAACCGGCAGGCCGACATGAAAACGATCGAGGGCAAGCGGTTCAAGCTGGAAAGCACTTCGCTGGAATCCGAATTGCAAAATCGCCTGCGCGTCAATGTCATGGCTCGGCACGAGAAAAAGGACGTGCTCACGTTCATGAAGCCGCCGCGCTATACAGTCGTGCGTTGCGAGGAAAATGGAGCAGTGCAAGGTGCGCTTGCGGTCGAGGGGCTGCTAGGAATTTCCATTGACGAAATCCAGACCACCAAGGATTTTGAAATTCTCGGGCATATTGCCGAGGCTCGGCGGCTTATGGGAATTGCTCTCGCGCCGCAGATCGCCGAATACGCCAAGGATTTTCTCGAAGGAAGCGACGAGAAATTAGTAATTTTCGGCTGGCATCTGGACGTGCTGGATATTTTCGAAAATGAATTGTCCCGCTTTGGCACCGTGCGCGTTGACGGACGGAAATCAGCGAACGCGAGGCATTTCGCCGTTGACAACTTTATAAACTCAGCTAACACTAGGGTATTCATCGGCAATATTCAGGCGGCAGGCACAGGTTTAGACGGGTTACAAAAGGCTGCTTCTCGATGCTATCTCGCAGAGCCCGATTGGGTGCCCGCACAGAACGAACAAGCTGTTTCTCGCCTAGACAGATTTGGTCAAGAGAATATGGTGACCGCCGAAATTTTTGTGGCTCCTGGATCTATTTCTGAAAAGATATTGGTTCGAGCATTAGAAAAACTCAACACGATACATAAGGTGCTAGATGCCCGAGAATCGAGAAATGCGCTATGATCCTGAAACTGGAAAACTCTGGAGGGAAGCAGGCAGTTCCGACGGGCGCGGATATATCTATGTCCAATTCCAGAAGAAGCATCACCTTGCACATCGTGTTGCTTGGTTTCTGCATTATGGCTCTTGGCCCGATGGGTTAATCGACCATATCAACGGTAATAAGAGTGATAATCGCATCAAAAATTTGAGGCTTGCCAATTTTTCTGAAAACCAACTTAACCGAAATCGGACGAGCAGCAACACTTCTGGACATAAAGGTGTCTCTTACCACAAGCACCGCAAACGGTGGCAAGCATTGATATCCGTCGACGGTAAAAACAAATTTCTCGGCAGCTTCAACACCGCTCTAGAAGCCGCGGATGCTTATAACGAAGCTGCTTTGAAATATCATGGCGAGTTCGCTCGCACAGACCTTTGAGAAGGAAAATAACATGTCTGAATTCGTCAATATGCCGATCCCCGTCGAGAAATTCACTGCCGTTTGCGCGTTGCTTGCTGGCGTCGAAACGCGGACCTACGATATTACCGTCGATCACCGCAGCCTTCCCGCCGTTGTGGCTGTGCCGGCTGAAGCGGTTGCCGAAGCCAAGCAGGTCATGGAGACTCTGCTTGCGACTGAAAGCGAGGATATCGAAACCGATGCGAATGGTGTCCCTTTCGACACGGCGCTGCACACCGGCACCAAGAAGAAGGATGGCACTTGGCGGATGAAGAAGGGCGCCGAAACACCTTCGTCGACTTTGACCACTTCCCAGGCCAGCGAGACTGCCGTTGGTGCGACGGAACCGGCTGGTTCTTCGCCGATCGCGGAACCTGCATCTGCTGCTGCATCGCCGGTCGATGAAGAAGATGAATTCGCTGCTTTCGCTGCGGCTGCTGCCAAGGTCGATGCCGCGAAGGCTGAAGTCGTCTTGCCGGCCCGCGAATGGACGGACGCTGATCTTGGCGCACTGTGCAATCAGGCTGCGGTGAAGCTGGGTGATCCGACTCCCGTCAAGGAACAGATCGCGCGTTTCGTGCCGGAAGGCGAAGTGGCTCACAGCCGTAACGTGCCGGCCGACAAGCGCGCTGAATTCGTCGCGGCTATCGAAGCTGCGGCAGGAATTGAATTCGCAGGCTGACCCCCTCTGCGAATTCCACGCTGGCAGACCGTGTAAAGTCTGCCAACCACGATGAAACCACGATGTAGCTAAGGAATTTGATATGCATACTCTCCGCACAGACTTTCTCCATGCATTGGAGAAAGAGCATAATCGTCAGGTTATGTTCGGAGCATCATCGAAAAATCGTCAAGAAGAAACCGCATCCATTATCGAAAAGTTGAAAGAAGCTATTGCCGAACCTGATAAATGGCGGGTGCAGTTGATTGTGGAACCTAAGCCATGATCCACCTAGAGCATTCACCGCTCGGCGGCTCAGGCGCTCACCGCTTCTTGGCTTGCATAGGATCCTTCCTGCTGCACCGCCATCAGCTTGAGACAGGCACCTTCGAGAACGTCGAAAGCGAATATGCCAAGTTTGGCACCGCTGCGCACGAAGCTTGCGCCGTTGCCGTCTCCGAAGCGATCGAGCCTTTCGAATTGCTCGGTGAGGAATATGGCGGCTATCTCGTCGGCTGGCCGGATGGCATCGACCTCGACGCCTTGCAGGTGTATTTCAACGAATGCATGGGCATTCTGGACCGGCGTCAAGAGCGCGGGAACCTGCTGATTGAAGAAACCATTCACCTGCCTGATCTGCACCCGTTGCTGCGCGGCACGGTCGACTTTGGTTTCTGGTCACTGGCCGATGGCCTCGATCTGCGCGACTACAAGAACGGCGAAGGCATCGGCGTTTCGTCGGCCGGCAACAAGCAGCTTCTCTATTACGCCTTCCTCATGATCATGTCCGACCACAGGCTGCGCGGCGGTCCGCGCGATCTGCCTGTCAGGCTCGGCATCGTCCAGCCGAATTTCTATGGCGTGTTTGAGGCTCCCGACGTTTGGGAGACGACGCTAGGCTTCGTCATTGATTGGGGGCATGACGTGCTCCTGCCGTCGATGCACGCTCTTATGATTGAGCGCGAGGCCATCAGCGACGATTTCGTAACTGGTGATCATTGCCAGTTTTGCCCTGTCCTTTTGGACTGCCCCAAGATGCAGCGCGCCTTTGAGGAATATGCTGCCGCAGATGAGGAATTTATCGCCATGCTGCCAGATCAGGAACTTGACCGCTATTATTCGATGCGTGAGCAAGCGCGCCGCTTCATGAACGCGCTGGAAAGCACAGTCCATGCGCGGCTTGTGGCGCGGCCTGGGTGCATCACCAGCGCGAAGCTGGTCGAGAAGCGGGCAACGCGCGTCTGGAAGCCTGGTGCAGCCGATGCGCTGCTTCAGGCGTTCGGGGAAAAGGCGTATGAGCCGAAGAAGATCCGGAGCCCTGCGCAGGTGGAGAAGATGAGCACGCTCGGCAAGGCAATGGCGCTCGAATACGGCTACAAGCCCGAGAGCAATGGCCTATCCGTTGCGCCTCTCTCCGATCCGCGGCCGGAAGCCAAGCCTCGCGGCAACGCGACCGTGTTCGAACAGCACGCGCAGTCCTACGAAGATCAGGGGTTTTGATCCGTGGGATCATACTCTAACATGGCTGTCGGGCAATTCGTCGGCAGTCTGCATTTTCGGAAACGGCTCCGTCCCCGCCGCTCCGGATCACTCTCAACGAAGGGACACAAGGAAGTAACCGACATGGCTGAAACTCACCGCTACACACTCGTCAAGCCCGCCCGTCTGCTCTACTCGTCTGTTACGGCGAAGTCGGCACCGCGCGGCGTCATGAATGCCACGCCGAAGTTTTCCGGCACGTTCGGGATCGAGAAGGAAGATTTCGACGCGATCGTGCAAAGCATGGTCAGCGGCATCACCGCCGAAATGGGCAGCTTCTCCGGCAATCCGAACGACTATTATCTGGCCTGCATGAGCGGCACGACCGCTGCTAATCGTGCGATCCAGAAGGCCGATCTGGATGCGCAGGGCAAGAGCCCTGACGAAGTGTTCAAGATCAAGGAAAAGGCCGAGAAGCGCGCCGAACTCTATCGCCCCTATGCCGGCATCCTCACGGCCTCGTCGCAGTATGCGGTCGAATTGGCGAAGCTGGAAGCGGGCAAGATCGTCGACATTCCCGACGAGGAACACGCACGCGCGCAGGCTGGCAAGGATCTGTTCTATCCTGGCGCCTACGTCGTGCCCGCGATCGCTCTCAAGGCGTTCCGTCGCAAGACGCTGGACGCCAAGGATGGCGTGACCGCCTATCTCCAGAATTGCCTTTTCATCCGGAAGGGCGAGCGCATTGCTGGCGGCGGCGGTCCCGACAACAGCCAGGTTTTCGGCGGCTTCGCTGGCTACTCGGATTATGATCCGCTTGCCAATGCACCGACTGCCGAAAGCACCACCGAAGCAGAGGCTCCGGCTTGGTGATCGCGAGCGCCTAGAGCGTTGGAAGTCCGCTGGCAGACCGGATGCGAGAAGTCTGCCACCTTTTTGAGCGGGAGAATTGTGATGTTTGATCGGGACCCCTATCGTCAGCGATTGCAGAGATATATTCAGGATATGGCGGTTTCCTCGCTAAGACGGCAGGCACGATTACGATTGTCAGCAAGGACGATCGACGAGAAAATTGCTCACGAAATTGTGGCTCTTGCTGTGTCGATTGCGCTTGAGAAATACGACACTGAAAACCGGACAGTGATTGCGCAAGCTCACAGCTTTGAGCGCATGACAAATGAACGACGGTCGCAGCTTCATCATCTGATGCAGACGGCTGGCCTGTCCAACAATAATCTCGAAACTGGTGGCGGTGAATGAAATACGTCGTCGCCGACTTTGAAACTGCCAGCCGTGCGGACCTGGTGAAGATTGGCGCGTGGAAATACGCTGCCGACATGACCACTTTTCCGCTGTGTCTTTCGCTCAAGGTCGTGGTCGACAATGCGCCGCGGCCCACGCGCGTCCTCACCGAAAAGCAGATGCACGCGCTCGATCCCGAATTGATGCAGTTGGCGAACGATTCGACGGTGATCTTCGTCGCCCATAACGCCGGCTTCGAGCAAGCGATGTGGCGCTTTCATATGGTGCCGATGGGTTATCCTGAATTGCCGCCTGAGCGCTGGCACGATACGATGGCGGTTGCGGGCATGAAGGCGCTACCCCTTGGCCTCGACGCGCTCGTGACGGCGCTGGAATTGCCAGTGAAGAAGGATATGGACGGGCACCGGCACATGCTGGTCATGTGCAAGCCCGATCGGATCGGCGGCTGGTCGCAGCACAACGACTTCAACCTGCAACGGCTCTACGATTACTGCGGGGACGACGCGAACGCGCAATATGGCGTCTATGTCGCCACGAAGGGGCTCGGAGCCTCGGAGCGGCACGCCTGGGTGCTGGATCAGCGGATCAATCAGCGCGGGATCAAGATCGACATTGAATTTGTGAACGCCTGTATCGACGTGCTCGATCAGGTGCGCGTGCCGATGGTCGAGCGCTTCCGCGAATTGACCGGACTGAAGCCGACACAGCGCGAGAAGGTGCTGAATTGGGTCAACGACCAAGGCATCGCCCTTGGTGACATGAAGAAGGCCACGCTCGATGCAATTCTTGATCCCGATGACGAATTCGGAATTGAGGATTTCGGCGAACCTCTCCCGTATCATGTCCACGAAGTCCTCACACTGCGGCGAGCGCTCGCATCGTCCTCTGTGGCGAAGCTGGAGCGGATGCTGCAATGTGCGGGCGGCGACGGGCGAGTGCGATATGCTACCCAATATCACGGCGCCAGAACCGGACGTGATGCAGGCAGACTCATCCAAATTCAGAATTATCCTAGAGGCGAAATCGGCGATCGACAGGGGCTCACTGCCGATATCCTTGCCGATGCGATCTTGACGCGCAATGTTGCACATATCCAAGAATTGTGGGGGCCGGATATTTTCTCGGCGGTGATCTCGTCGCTGCGCTCCTGCATTGTGCCGGAAGAAGGCAAGGTGCTTGTCGGCGGGGATTTTGCCGCGGTCGAAGCGCGCAACCTGCTTTCGATGGCCGGACAGCATGACCGCGTCGAGCAGATGCACGCCGGCCTAGACGTGTATTCGGAGACGGCTTCGATGATCTTCAAGCGGCCGATCAATCGCAAGGACCCGTCGATGCAAAAGGAAGGCGCGATCGGCAAGGCCACGGTGCTCGGCAGCGGATACGGGCTCGGGCCAGTTGGCTTCCGCGCGCGGTTTGCACCGAAGGACAGCATCGACCTAGCGATGCTCGCCATCAACACCTACAGGCAGGAATTCGCGCCGATGGTGCCTAAATTCTGGTATGGTCTATGGCAGGCGAGCGTTGACGCCGTCTATTGCGATCTGGCGAAAGCCTACAGCTATCAGGGGATCGAATTCCGCAAGGAACACGACTTCCTTACGATGCGCCTGCCAAGCGGGCGGAAGCTTTGGTATCACCGGCCGCGCAAGGCGATCAGCTACACGCCTGGAGGCGACGAGCGGCCGGCGTGGACCTTCATGTCCTATCAGGGGAAGAAGTTTCGCAGGCACTTGGCGTGGCATGGGATGCTCACGGCCGACTGCATTCAGGGGAGCGCCCGGGATTTGATGGTCGAGGCCATGAAGCGCGCTGAAGCTGCGGGGCTCAACACGATTTTCAAGGTCCACGACGAATTGGTGTTCGAGGAATATGACCGTCCCGATCTGGTGCAGACGGTGAAACAGGTCATGGAAGATATCGAGCCGTGGGCGCGCGAGCGGAAGTTTCGTGTTAAGGCAGAAGTCGAGAAAATGATGAGGTATCGCAAATGACCGAACAAGATCAGGTGCAACTGCTGCCGTGTCCGTTCTGCGGGCGCAAGGCGAACCTTCATCGCGCCCACCAGAATAAGATGTTGGCATTAGGCGAGATGGCGACAGACGATCACTATCTGTTTACGCTCAGTCACCACGATTGTGCTGGCGGCTTTTCGATTGTTTGGCCCTACAAACCAAAGGCCGCACTGATCACCGCATGGAACACCCGCCACACAGCCACAGCCGAGGCGCTGGAAGCAATGCGGGAGGCGCGGGACACAATCAAAGCAGCCTATGATGAAGGCTTCAACGATGGCTATGACGTTGGGGCTGACGGCTACGGCAAGCCAAAGTGGGAGGACACCCGCGCCGAACGCGCTCTCACCCGCCTCACCGCCGCCATCGCCAAGATTGAGGGAGCGGAATGATCATCGCTGGCATCGATCCAGGCAAGACCGGCGCGCTTGCGATCCTGCATCCGGACGGAAGTGCGGAATTCTTCGACGTGCCGCGGATCAAGGTCAAAGGCAAGGACAAGCCGGCTTGGAGCCTATGGGCGTGCGAATGGTGCGTGGCGCTGGATTTCGCGGCGCCTAGCATGGTCGTGATCGAGGACATTGCCGCCCGTCCAGGGCAAGGCGTCACGTCCATGTTTACCTTCGGCCGCACCCTTGGCTTCGTGCATGGGCTGGTGCAGGCGACAACAAATTGCCCGACGCACTTTGTCACGCCTAGCGTCTGGAAAGCCAAGTTAGGGCTCTTGAACAGCAACAAGGGGGCGAGCCGCGAAAAGTGCCGCACGCTTTACCCCTCGACCGCGCGGCACCTGACTCGAGTCAAAGATGATGGAAGGGCTGAAGCTGTATTGCTGGCCCATTATGGAAGGAAATTCCTATGATCTACGTTGCACTCGGACTTTGCACGTTCTGCATCGGCTTCATCCTCGGGGCCGTTTGGGCAACTCTAGGACAGTATGATGAAAACGATTGGGATTATTAAAACAATCCGAGAAATTTAGGCTCGGACTTTTCGACTGCTTCGATGGCTGACGCTTCACAGCGCTCGACGATCCCGACCGCTTCGCGGTAGCGCTCATTGGCTTTATCGAGTTGTCCGGTCTGCGCGTCGGCAAATGCGATCCAGTCAGCGACGATGCTTTGCGCTGGCAGGGAGGCACCAGCTACGCCGTCCTTCCACTCACTCGGGAGCAGCCGGCTGCAAGCAGTCGGGGTGCTCACGATAGGCGGGGCGTTGACACAGCCGGTCAAGAGCAAGGCGGTGCAGATTAGGGTCGATCTGCGCAGATGCGCCAGGGGCTTGACGGAATGCACGTTCGTTCTCCTTCGTGATGTAGTCGATATGGCGCTCATATTCGATCGTGCGCCCGACTGTCTCGACGGCATCTTGCCCGCTTTCGATCGCAGCTTCGGCGAGATTTTCATTCAGTTTCGCTTCAGTCTTGGCTGTCTTGCCGCCTGCCAAGGTCGCAAACAGCCACCATGCTGCAAGCGCGATCACGATCGCCGAGACGATGCCGATGATTACGCGGACGCCAAGGGGGGTGAGGCTTCGGAAAAATGTCATCATGGTGCTTTCAGGCACAAAGCCCGCTCCCTCTGGCGGCGCAGCGTGAGCCCAAGGACTTCGCGACCTCCCGCCTTGTTCCAACGCAGGAAAGCGTCACAGCCGCCCCGCCAGTCGCCAGCATTGAACCTGCGCGCCGCAGTCGAATTGCAGAAGCCTGTGGTGCCGATGTTGTAGGCCAAGGAAACCGACGCGACGAGGCGATTCTGATTTTCCGGACGGCGCAAGGCGGGCACACATTCGAGGACCGGCTTGGCGTGTGCGATCAGTTGACGCTCCAGCCGCGCCGTGCAGCCCGCTTCGGTTTCGACCATTCCAGGACGAACATTCCTCGTGTCGCCGTCGCAGATCGTCCAGACGCCGACGATATCGGCATAGGCTTTCCTGTATTGCAGTCCGCTGACGTGCGTAACTACAAGCGCGCCGTCGCGCGTCACGGTGGCCTCGACCTTCCGGCCGCTTTCGTCGTGCGGGATCAGCACCGCCAGCGCGATGGCGGCAGTCGTGCCAACCAGCGCAACAAGCGCACTCTTGGGAGGCAGGTTCGGGTTATGGATCGGCTTGTTCATCTTTGACTTCCGGTTGCTCGATCAGCGCGCCGATCAGAGTTGCTACAACGGTCAGGCCGAGCGTTATGAGCAGCGTCTTGTTGCTCGCACCTACGGCGATCTGCACGGCCAAAATGGTCGAGCCGAGCGTGAGAGCCTGGGTCGACATGAATTTGTGCATCCGCCGCCAGTAAGGCACCAGATGCCATGCGCTACGAGGACGAAACCAGCCTTTCACTTCTTGCGATCCTTTTTCAGCGCCGGCCCCGCCTTATCGTTGACGTTCTTAAACAGGTGCGACGGATGGAGAGGTATTTTTTCCGGCAGAGACTGCAAGAAATTTTTCTTCGGCGCCGAGCCGGTTTTCGTTTTTCTGCTGCGATAATTTTCGTTCCACGCCTTCCACGCGGCGTAGTTGGGGAAGCCCTTCTGCTGCGCCATCGCGTCAAGTCGGGAGACGGGCTTTTTACTTTGGGGCATTGCGGTTCTCCAATTTTGCCTCGATCCGATCCACTCTTTCTTCGAGATCGGTGTATTTGGCGTCTTGCGTCGAAATCCAATTCCCTATCCGTTCATCCATGCGGGCAAGTGTCACCTGCATCGTGTTGACGGTCGAAGCCAACCAGAAAAGCCCTGCCGAAACCGCAGCCGTCATGACCCCTGCGATGATGACGCCTGCCCATCTAATCGTCGGAGGAATCTCAGTCACTATCGCTCCTTGCCTTAATTCTGGATGCTGCGACACAAACCGTTCAATGACGGCATCGGCGATATGTTCCTTAACGGTTTCGTTACGCTCAGGCATTATTTCATCCGATCACAATATGCCAGTGGGGACCAGTGGCGTGCTTCGAGCGACCTTTTCCGGTTTCGTCGATGGCTTCGACCACATCATACCCTTCGGCTTTGACAGCGTTCACGAATTCGTCAAACGTCATGCCCGGGATCGGGCGAATATCTACTGCGCCATCTGTGCCCACATGGTAGCTGCTCGGATTTTTCTTGCCCAAGTCGCTGTTCGGATCCCGCAAGTCGTCGGTGATTTGTGCGTCGGGGAACAAGTCTTGGATCACACGCCGCCCGTAAGGCTCCATTTCCTTTTCGGCTTCCAGCGCTGCCATCAATTCTTCGTCCGACATTTGGCTGTAGTCGGCTTCGGCGGTTTCGGCTTCTTCGGCTTCCAGCGCTGCCATCAATTCTTCGTCCGACATTTGGCTGTAATCGGCTTCGGCCTGGGGAGTTTCCGCCGCCGCTGCCATTTCAACTTCAGCTTCGGGAGCCTCGCTGTCCCCAGCCGATGCCATGCCCGCCATCGCGACGATCTCTTGCAGCACCTTGCCGCCTTCGTCGCCCTGCGAGCGCAGCGCATTGATCGCGCGCTGGGTCATGGTTGGATCGCGCGAAAACAGCATGTCGACGATGGTTCGCGACTGGCTTTCGGGGATCGACTTGGCGAGGCGCTGATAGACGCGGGCGATCGCGTTGGCCTTGGTGTAGGCCATTGAGGCAGGGTTAAGCGCGGCCGCGAGCAGTGCAAGGTCGCCAGCTTCGATTTCCGAGGCGTCGAAACTCGGATCGCGCACCGCAGTTGCGAGGCGGCGGGCGCTTTCGCTCTGAGCCGCAGCGGCGTCGGTGATGTTGCGCGTTGCCGGCACGCCGATATTCTGCGCGATCTGGCGCGCTGCCGTGGGGCTCTCGGCGAGCGTGCGGACCGTGCCGAGAGCGGGACTTGTCGCCGCCCCGAGATCGTCGATCAGCGCGCCCCGCTGACCCATCGCACGGCCTACGCCGCCTTCCGGCGTTTCGAACACGTTTTCGGACCGGCGCAGATTGCGCATCGAATTCGGGTTTACGTCTGCCTGCGGACGGATTTCGGCCATCCCTTCGATCTGGCGCGATCGAGCAGCCCAATTCTCGTTCATGCGGGCGAGAGCCGGAGCGAGGTCGGGGATTTTCTCGGCGAGCACACTTTCCAGATGGTCGGCCGCGCGCTGTGCTGCGCCCTGCTCGATGACGCTGCCCTTGCCTGCCGCAGCTTCCTTGAGCCGCGAAATCATGTCGGTGATCTCGCGAACCGTGATGCCCTGATCGTTCGGCCGGATCTTCGCGAGCCCTGCGGCTGCACGGATGACGCTCGACAATTCGGGATCAATCTCGACTTCCGAAATTTCCCCAGGCTTGTCCGGATTGGTCGCGCGCAATTCGGTCGGCACCAATTCGCCAACATTGTCGACGGGGCGCTGATCGTCGAACGGCGCCATAGTGTTGCGGGCTTCCTGCCGGCGAAGCTGCGCGAGCCTCGTCGGGTTTTCCGCAGCGCCGACAGCAAGACGGGCTTCGGCGGTCGTCGCTGCCTGCCCGCCGCGCGATTCAGGCAACGCGGAAGCCAA